TTAAATCACGATTTTTATCCAATCTTTCCCTCGATCATCATGGTATTTATCCGTTTGAATTTGGTTTTTATGACCTAGTAAATCTTTAGTGTTTATACCTTGTGCTCGATATAACCTTTCAGATAAAGAGCGCTGTTCATGAAATGTTGCAGGCGTTCCTTCTCCCCAATCGATATCCGTTTTATTTCTCGCCTTTTTAAAGTTAGTCGTTAGCGTATTTGCAGTAACTTGATCACCACGTTTAGATTGTGAAGTGGTATGAAAATAATGAATAAGATAAGGGCTAATAACGCGATCACGACAACGAGCAACAACTTCACGTAATGACATATTTAATTGTTCAGAACGTAGTGATAATGGAATAGCTAATTTGGTGCCAGTTTTTTCTTGGATAATATGTAAATGATCATCCCAAATATCACTAAACTTCATTGCCGAGATATCACCTAATCGTTGGCCTGTAATAAGTGCAAGCAACATGGCATTGCCCATATAACGATGTTGTTTGTCAGCAATCTCAAATATCTTTTTCCATTCATCAAAATTAAGGCGTTGGCGAGTTACTTTTCGTTTCGGTTGTTTAGTGGCGAGGGCAGGGTTATAACCAGGAGGAACTTCACCTGCATGTTGTGCTTCTTTAAATACATCAATTAAAACAGAACGAATAACTTGTGCCATTCTGTGCTGGCCATTAGATTTATATTCATCAAGGATCCCAGCAATATCTCTGGCATCAACTGCGGGTAATGGTTTCATGGATAAGGCTTGCCTCATTAAATCGACTGGCTTCCTTTTTTGTTTATAGGTATTTGGCTTTATATCACCTTCTTTTAAACGCTCTTCTTGAATAGCCCAGTATTTATCTAACCAAGTATTAACCGTGATTTCTTTACCTTTAATTTTTGCCACTCGATCACTAATAGCCATAACTTGTCGGCTTCGTTGTTCTGCTAATCTTGTATTAGCTTCAATGGCTATTGCTTTCGCCTCGGCTTCATTGTCACCGAGGGCATGATATTTACCTGTTACAGGATGGCGATAACGCCAATAAACCTTGCTGGATTTACGACTAAGTAATGGGTAAAGATTAGGAATATTGACGTTATTTTTACGAGGTCTGGCAGCCATCTTTGAGGATCCTCTGTAAAATAAGGTTATCGTTGTTATTGATAACCGGTGATGTCAAATTACCGACAAGGTCGGCATCTTCTCTCACGCGCCAAATGCCACCTTCTTTCCTTGCTGGTGGGTAGAACAGGCCACCACGAGCATATCGTTGTAGCGTTCCTAACTTTGGTGGACGACTTTTATATCTTTCTTGCGCCCACTCCTCTAAAGTCAACATTTGCATATTTTTCTCTCCACACTGTCCGTACACAGTTTAAATAGATATTAGTCAATGCTGGTGGTTATTAGCCCTTTTTCTCTTTATAAAGTTCATTAAAACGGCGTAAGAATAGGGATTTTGCTTGTCGAGGGGTTAGCGGGGTGACAGCAAAATCGCTAGCTGGAATACCTTCAAGCATTAACCAGTTACTACCTGCATCAATGTCTAAATCACGCTTTTCTGTGGCTAACATCACTAGGTCTGCAAAATGGACTTCATCAGATATATTTTCAGGTAACCCAAACTTTTTGCGGATCATTTTTTCCACACGCAATTCAATTAATTTATATTCAGGCAATAACTTTTTAAGTGGTGACGGTAGGTCTTTGACATAAGCTTCACTGGCATCATGAAGTAGGGCCTCTAAAGCAAATTCAGGTGCAACTAAATAACTTGCATATACAGAATGCTGAGCAACAGAATAGAAATTATCAATCTGTCCATTAAAGCGACACTCATTAGCTAAACCTGTCGCAATATCTTGAATGTCTATATCTTCGATCCGTACATCTAGGTAATAGAAATGTTTATTTGTTGCTGTTGCAATATAAGACATTATTCTCTCCACACAATTTACAAATGCCACCAAGTTAGTGGCATTTGTGCGATTAATTACGCTGAAAATTTACCAATGAATGTTTCGATTTTGCTTTCATTGAATTCATTGCAAAGCATATCTCGAAACTCTTGAGCGATTTGTTCTTCAAGTTTTTCAAGTTGAATGATTCGAAGAACTAAAACGGGAATATCATCACCAGTGAGTACGCTATAACGTAATTTAATGCTACGTTCTTTTAATTCGTCATAAGGAGTACAAGTAAACTGGAATGTAGCAGGCATAATGTCTTTGCTTCTTGCTTCAACATTTTCTAACACTGAGCGTTTAGCACTAAAATCAGCATTTTCATGTTCAGCAGAGCGTGTTGATTCAATCGTAATACGACGAACAGCAGAAATAGCTTGTTTGATATCTAAAACATTACCGTCAGCATCAAATGCCATTAAATAATCGTGCCAATCTTCTAACCACTCGGCTAATTGTTTTTGACGATATTTAACACCATCCATTTTTAATAATGCTGTGAATGGGGCGGTTTGTTTTAATTTCACAATAGCAGTGTTATCAGCATGACCTGCTTTACCTATTGTGCCGAGATTAAAAATAGTTTCGGCACTCATTTCATCGGCATCAATAAAGCAGCTAACACCTTCATCAATTGCATTCTTGATTGAGTATTTAACAAAGTCGCTGATACTGGTTGTTTTCATTTCCCCGCGAAAACGGAAACGACCTTCTTGTAAATTTTCTAAACTACTTACTTTAAAGTCATTCGGAAGCACAATCGCTGGACAAAGAGATTTTTCTATTGCTTCGAGGCTTAATGAAGCCACGGTCATATCTTGAATTTGCGAAATAGCATTACCGTCTAATTGAGACATGAGTAGACTCCTACTTATTTAAAAGTATTAAATTAAATGGATAGGTTTAATTAAAAATAAGAAAACTAATTAATGGCTTTTAATTTACCATCGGGCTGACCTTGTAAAGAAAATAATTGACCTTGATCTTCTTGCATAATGGTCAACTTGCCGCCTTTACCCACGTACATAGGTGTTTTGGTGGTATCTTCCTCAATCCGTTTTCCTCTAGGTGTTGGTGCAGAGAATTTAAGCTTATGAGTTATTTCAACTCGTTTTTCTTCCATTGAATTACTAAGGCGAGCAAAATCTAATTCAATAGTGACTTTGCCTTTTCCACCATTATTTAAAACGCCTAAAGCCACATCATTTAAAACAGCAGAGACTTTATTTTCAAAAACGCCAGCATCTAATTCAGAAAGAAAGTCAGGGACATTTGTCTTACGATCTTCTTGGCTCATTTCTATAACCTCATGTTATCTCTTCACACAATAAGAAAGGGCACTAGCGAGTTGATACAACCCGGATAAGACATTTCACAAGTAATATTAGTACCCTTACTTATTGTTAGAGTCATAATCAAAAAGAGTGGACCACCTGTGGTTGCATCAGCCCGATTGGGATTCGGATTTCTAGCTGGCTGCAGGTTACTTTTTTTCACGCCCACGCTCTTTGGTTATAAAACTAACTTTATAAAAATGGCTGACTGAGCAGAACATTATCACCACAACCCCTTTTAATGGTAAAAGACTCAGTCAGCCATTGTTTCTCTTCACACGTTCTCTTCACACATAAAAATCATTTATTTTGTGTTTGAATAGCACTTTTGATTCTGTACTCGTCTATTTCAGCATCTAGTTTGCAATATCTTCATCAGTGAAACTTACTGGAAGTATGATTACTGGTTCAGTTATCATTTACTTTTCCTTCACATATAAAAATTTAGCTTATTGTTATAAATGATATTAGGCTAAGCCTAATCTTTAGTCAATAGGCTATGCCTAATAAATTAAATGAAATTAGACGATGATTATTTTTTATATCAAAATCAATTGAGTAGATAATTAGGAAAGGCCTAGCTTAACAAGTTTCCATCAGACCAAATGAGTTTAAGCTGGACGCTTTGAGGATTTTTTATTGCTTTTATTGTTATTTAACCATTCAGAGGCTTGTCGTTCTAAAGTTATAATGTATGCCCTAGTATCACTATTAACCCAAGAAGGTTCTTTTGTATTATTTTGCAGCAAAAGATATTTTATTATTTCTTTTCTTTCTGCCGAAGCTGACATATAAGCATGAATAAGGCTATTAAGTTGATGTTCATCATGTGTACATCTTGATTCAGCTTTATTTACTGGGAGGTGAAACTCCTTTAAGCCCCAATGTTCAGGTCCAACAACATCAGAAAAATAACTCCATAATTCAGGTAGCTTATCTTTTGAAATGGAGCCTTTTTTTATCCAATCATAAATAGATGGTAGCTTTACATTGAAATGTCGAGCAATCTCAGTTTTTGATTTAACTGATCCTGATGATAGTTTTTTATTAATTGCCTGCTCTATCGCTCGGCCTAAATCTTTACCATTAAGCATAGCCTAATTATCTTATCTTTATATTGTGTAGGCAATTCCTATTGATTTAACATTAGGCTTAGCCTAACATTGTATTTCAATATAGGCCGGAGGTAATTGAATAATGGATCAAATAAGTGCCACAACCGCAATAAAAAAAGCATGTAATTATGTCGGTGGGCAGTCTGAAATGGCTAAACGCTTGGGTATTTCACCGCCTACAGTAAATCAATGGATCAATGGAACTCGAAAAATTCCAGCACGACGTTGCCCTGAAATAGAAAAAGTAACTTCAGGAGTGGTTCGATGTGAAGAACTAAGGCCTGATGTTGATTGGTCTTATTTACGGGGAACTCAACAATGATTTTTATACTTACTTTATTGAAATAAACAATAGCAAAACCGTTTAAAGCAGTTAACTACAAGAATCTATCAATGGTGGTAGGAAATGAGTTGTCAATCAATAAAACAGGTAGTGAAAGCGATGTGTGAGGCGACAGCTGGTGGACGTGAAGCAATGGCTGGTGCGCTCGGTCTGTCTTTAACATCATTCAATAACAAGCTTTATGAGAAAAACGGTTGTCGTTCATTTGATTTAAATGAGTTGTTAGCGATGCAAGATATTTCTAAAACCGTTTTGTTTGCTGAGTTTGTTGCTCGTGAATCCAATCGCTTGTTAGTGGATAGAGTCAATCCAGCTGAACTAGACACAACCGAGTTATTCACATTACGCAGCAATGTTGATGAAATGCAAGGGCATTTAGCGTTACTGATGAAAAATAGTTTGGCTGATGGTGTTATTGATAACGAAGAAGAGCAGAAAATAAAAATGATGTTGGATGGATTAATTTCGCAGATCCACACATTTATGAATGCGTTTGTTTTGTTACATCAAAAGAGAAATTAAAGATGGCTATATCCAGAAAGGGTGAAGCCAAAGGTGTACGGCCTCTGGCTTCGGTTTGCCAAATTTCAATTGTGTGAAGAGAAATTAGCATGAGTAGATTAGCGCATTTAGTACCTAAAAAGCAATTCCGATGTTTACCTGTCTCAGGTCGTCAGTCATTCCGCTATGTAGAAATCATAGTCTCTGACGAACAACCAGACAACTACAAGAAATCTGCATGTTTGGTAGATAGACAGTCTCTTAAAAAGGCATGGGCTGATTTTTATTTTTCAAGTGGAGAGCGGGACAATGAGCAATGAGAACCCAAACCAACTTGATCGCTACTATAAAAATCACCGAGGTATCGTTGTTCATGTTGTTCGTTATGACAGAGAAAAACAGCGCGTTATTTTTATGCTTGATGGTTGTGACGACCCACAGTGTGAACCTGTACAGCGTTTTAAAGAGAAGTACACACGTATTAAGTAATGAGGTGGCAAGATGAGTTTATTATTACTAAAAAGTCGCCCTTTAGTCGTTATTCCTGAATTAGCGGTACGCCTTGGTTTAAATGAGGCGATGCTGTTACAGCAAATTCAATATTGGCTAACTGAAACCACTTCAGGTGTTGAATATGACGGCTCACGCTGGATTTATAACACAGTTGAGGAGTGGAAGAATCAATTTCCTTTTTTCTCTGAATCAACGATTAAACGTGCTTTTACTAATTTGAAAAAGCAGGGTGTTTTACGCATCGAGCAAATCAATAAATCGAACCATGACCGCACTAATTATTATGCGATTAACTACGATCACCACTTGCTGACCGATGAGGTCAATATGACCCAATCGAATGGTGATAATTCATCTGATCGAACAGTTCAAAATGACCTTATCGATAAGCGCAAATTGAAACCATCAAACAGTGCAAAATGCGCTGTTCTGAACGGGTCAAAATGGCCTGTTCTTACAGAGAATACAACAGAGATTACTTCAGAGAGTACAACAGAAACAGATCATTCGTCGCAGAATTCTGACGAATCCAGCGACCAGTCGAAAAATGATTTTTTAACTCGTTATCCTGAAGCAGTGATTTACAGCGCTAATGGGCAGAAATGGGGGGATGAAGATGATTTAAAAACGGCGAAATGGATGTTTGGTCGTGTTAAAAAACTGAATCCGTCCGCGTTAGAGCCTACTTGGTATGACTGGGCGAACGATATCCGCCTGATGCGCCAAATCGATGGGCGTACCCATGAGAAAATTTGTGCCTTGTTCGATTGGGCTAACAAAGATTCATTCTGGCACAAAAATATTTTAAGTCCTCGAAAATTACGTAAACACTTTGATGAACTCACTATCCGTAGCCAAGAGCCAAGGAATGAACCAAAAGTTCAAGTTGACACCATTGAACGCGATAGTGCCTTTTCCCGCTTGATTGGCTCTCGCTCTAAACCTAAAAACCGCATTGAAGAAATTGCACTTGAGCTAGCAGGTAAAACAGGCATTCGTCGTATGAGTGAGTTTTCAGGTCGCCAAGCATGGAACAGCATTTGGAAGCAAGCGATAGAAATGTTACAGGAGACTCAGTAATGCTAACTAAATACATTTTGTTCGTTGGTTTTTGGTTTGTAGTGACATTATTGATTGGGTTATGGGGTACTTATGCCTGAGTTGATGTTAATGGATATTGTGAAGGAGAGAATAATCTGCCCATTTAATCACGTGATGTACGGTCACGAGTAAAACGTGGAGAGAAATAGCATGATGCAAAAAATAATGGAAGTTTCAGTATTACCCATAATGAATCGTGAATTAACTATGTCGAGTCGAGAGATTGCCAGTTTAACGGGAAGTAATCATTCCGATGTTAAGCGTTCTGCCGATAGGCTTTTTGTTGCTCAAATTTTAACCCAGCCATTGGCTGAGTTCCCTTTTGAACATAACGGCAATCAATATACTGAATATCGTTTTAATAAAAGAGACTCTCTGGTGTTGGTAGCTCGATTGTCACCTCAGTTCACAGCAAAAATAGTTGATCGCTGGCAGGAATTAGAATCAAAAATGCAGCCAGTCATTCCTCAAACATTACCAGAAGCATTGCGATTAGCAGCAGACTTAGCAGAAGAAAAACAAAAATTGGAAAGTGAACTGGCGATTGCGACACCTAAGGCTCAGTTTGTTGATAATTATGTTTTATCCCATGGTTCTATGACATTTCGACAAGTGTGTAAATTACTGCAGGCGAAAGAAACCGATTTTCGTTGTTTTTTAATTGATAAGAAAATTATGTATCGCTTGAATAATACGTTTACGCCTTATCAAACTCATGTCGATCTTGGTCGCTTTGAGATAAAAACGGGAACGAACCAAAAAAATAACCACGCTTTTGCACAATCAAGGTTTACTACTAAAGGTGTGAAGTGGATTGCAGGGTTATGGGCTGAATATAAAGTTGAGGATGAGATTTAATGAAACTACTCTTAACGCCCTATATTCAGTCTGACCTTGGCGTTGTTTTATTGAAGCCTGGAGCGGAGTTGCTTAAGCAATTTAAACCACATTCGCGCGTGATTATTAGCGATGTACCAAAAAGTTTAGATAAATGGCCTTCTGGGGCATTAACAGGAAATGAACAGCCATTATTGGATAACAAGGGCATTGTTGATTTTTTGAATAATAAAAAAGTTCTCCAAGCTATGGGAGGATTGTCATCGATGAATATGTGGATAGGCAGAAATATCCATTGTTGTCAGATTAACGATAAGCATGACAGTTATCATCATCATGAATTAACAACCACATGGCATAAAGACGGTGTGATACGGACTTGTTGGTACCATGATAATCATATTCGCCATTCATCAGCTGAGTGGGTTGCTGAATTGGCTCATAAAAATCGTATTGCTTGGATGGTAGACACTATTCGCAGTCGTTTAAGATTGGATAATGGCCACCAGCTGACAGTACCCGATTTTTTCTCATTTGCTGTGATGCATAAACTGGTTGATGAATTACCTGATGCGATATTACGTCAAATTTTGGATTGGTCTGAAAAACCTAAAGAGCGCAGGGTACATGGTGGTTTTCCTGAAGCAGATATTATTCCAAGCAATGTAACAGCACTATCAACAATGAATGAACGATTAGACATGATAAGACCAGTCATAAAAGTTGCTATCGATCCTGAGCCACTAGCGTCATTCCTTTTGAAACCTAAAATGCAACGTTGGGAGAATTCCCAATGGCTTCAATGGGTGAAAACACAGCCTTGTTGTGTTTGCGGACAACAAGCTGACGATCCACATCACATTATCGGCCATGGTATGGGAGGTATGGGAACGAAAGTTCATGACTTATTCACTATTCCATTATGTCGGCAACATCATGATGAGTTACATCGTGATCCCAAGTTGTGGGAAGCCACTTATGGCAATCAAATCGAATTGTTATTTTCTTTTCTAAATCGTTCATTAGGAATAGGGGCATTGGTTTAACGTGTATACGGCACGGGGAGCATTAGTATGAGAGATATGCAGGAAGTTTTATCGCGTTGGGGAGCGTGGTCAGCTAATGAGGGAAATAGTATCGATTACTCATCAATTGCCGCAGGTTTTAAAGGGTTGATTCCAAGTTCAAGACGAAGCCAAGAGCAATGTTCAGATGATGATGGCTTAAAAATCAATAAAGCGGTATTACATTTAAAGATAAATAATAGTTACTTGTTTCAATTGGTTATTATGTACTATGTGAAGAATTATCCTTTGCGTTCAATGGCTTCAAAACTCGGTATTTCGCATAATGAAGTGGCTAAGCGATTACAGGCAGCGGAAGGATTTATTGAAGGGTGTTTATCGGTTGATAATGTAAAATTAGATATGGATAAAATAATTAAAAAATACCCTATTTATAGTCTTGCGTAATTACAAAACACAATATATTGTATTAATAATGGTTTTGATATTACATGGTTTATCTATTAAGAAAAGCTCGTGAGTATAACGAGGTTGTGTTTTTTAGAGGTGCACGTAATCTGATTTACAGCTAAAAAATAAAGTTTGCTATCTGAATTTTTCTATGGCTTAATAGCGTCACTGGTTTGGAAGTACAGACCTATTTATGTTAGTAAGTTTAAAGTTGTTCCCATTTAGCGTTATCCTCGATACCTCTTCATTGTGAATTCCTTCTAATTAATACCCATAAGTAAAAATACAAAACAAACCGCCTATGCCTTATGGCAAATTAAATAAATTAAGGGAAATTCTATGTCTAATACAATGACTGGTACAGTAAAATGGTTTAACGATGATAAAGGTTTTGGTTTCATCACTCCTAAAGATGGAAGTAAAGATGTATTTGTACATTACTCTGCAATTCAGAGTGATGACTTCAAATCTCTGATGGAAGGCCAAGAAGTTTCATTTACCATGGAAAATGGTATGAAAGGCCCAGCAGCAGGCAACGTGGTGGCTCTCTAA